GTAGTCTAGAATTTGCTAAACTTGTTTGTGCATCTTTGCTATATCAATATTGGGATACTATTAATAAATGGTTACGATCATATCTTGCAATTGCATGTTTCATATTAATGATAATTACATCCGGTGGTATATATGGATTCTTATCTGGTGCATATCAAGAAACTGCAACCAAGTCAGAGTTCCTAGATAAATCATTAGCAGTACTAGAAATAAAACAAACTAGATTTGAAGAAAATAAATCTGACCTTAAAATTGAAAAAGAACAATTAAATAAATCTATTTCTGATTTAAGAATATCTTTATCTAATCCAGCTCAAGTACAATATATAGATAAAGCGTCAGGCCAGTTAATTACAACAACATCTAGTTCTTCAAGGAGAGCATTACAATCTGAATTAGAAAATACAATTAATGATAGAAATAGTTTAAATCAAAAGTTAGAAGTTATACAAGATTCTATTATGTCACTTGATACTCGATTATTAGATTTGGCTATTTCAAATGAAGATGAAAGAGAATTAGGTCCTCTAAAATATCTAGCCGAAACAACCGGTAAGGATATGGGACAAGTAGTTAATTGGTTTTTGTTATTGATAGTAGTTGTATTCGATCCATTAGCAATTGCATTGGTAGTAGCTGCTAATTTTGCATTTTCACAAACAAAGCCTAAAGAAAAGGAATCAAGTAATGATGAGGTTAATGAGAAAGAGACAATTATCCAGGATATTAAAATTCCGGAACCGGTACAATCAATTGAGGTTGAGCCGATCGCAGAAGAGATTGTTAAAGAAGATATTTACAAAGAAAAGAAAGATGAAGATCCTCCGGAGCAAGAAGAAGGAAAACATCGAGGTTATTATTAATAAATAAAAGTTATGGCAAAGAAAAAAGTTACAAAACACAATTTTAAGACAAAAAGAAAAGATGGTAAGACATTAATGATATGTCGAAATAGTATTGCAGATACTAATTACAACTTATGGCCATTTCTAGAAAAACATCCTAGATGTAATGAATGGGTCGAAACAAATGCAAATGTTACAGCTGTATTATGTTGGCGATGTGTTAATAAAACAGTTGGACCACCAGAGATAAAAGGTGGCTATGTATCAAAAGGTCGTCCTCGAGGATGGCAGTTCATGAAAGAGTTTGTTGACCCACAAGGTAATGTATTTCATAAAGGTAAAGAACAAGTTGAATTAAAAGGTACATTGAATCCAACTAAGATTGATACTACTCCTAAAAAGAAATTATCTAAAAGTGACAAAGAAGAATTAAAGACTGCTATTTATCAACAAATGGCATTGGTTAAAGGTAATCTTAAAAAAGCAAAATTTAAAAAAGATCTTAAAAAAGGTGACTCGGACTTAAAAAGATTGCATCGACAATTAAAAAAGATACGTTAATCTTTTGACTTACGAAATAATTTCATTATATTAATATTATAAATAAGTAAGAGATATGAGTATATACGAAGAACAAGGACCTAAAAAGCCATTAGAAGTTGAAAAGAAGCAAGTTGATTTATATGAGTCATTACATAATCAATTAGGAACTTTATTAGATTATGAAGATTCAATTATCTTTATCAACGACGAAATTACAGATCATACATTGACAGATTTTATCATTCGTATGAGAAGTTTATTACAACACAGAAAAGATAAAAAAGGGCCTATAAATTTATTAATCAATTCACCAGGCGGCGACATTTATGAAATGTTTGGTATAATTGATTACATCGAATCATTAGATGTCAAAGTAAATACAATATGTCGTGGTAGAGCATTTTCAGCAGCTGCTATTATATTAACATGTGGTACAGGAACAAGAATGATAAGTAAACGTTCAACCGTAATGTTTCATCAATCATCTAGTTTCTTAGGCGGTAAGATGAGCGACATAACAGCATATCTAGATAATGTCAAGAGTTTAGAAGTAACTATATATGACATGTTAGCTAAAAGAACAAAGAAAGATGCTGATTGGTGGAAAAACAAAATGAGATCGGATTGTTTTTTAACAGCAGATGAATTAATAGAAATAGGTGTAATAGATCAAATTATATAAAATATGAAATTAACAGCAGAACAAATAGTAGAAAATTGGAATGACCTAATAAAAGTTATTGATGATAACTTTGAAGGCGAAAGAAAGGATAAACTAAAAGCAATGTATATGGACATGGAAGAAAGGATGTGTATGCAACCTGCTTCTAGTTTCGATCATTATCATAATGCATTTGAAGGTGGATATGTAGACCATGTATTGCGTGTAATTAAATGTGCAAAGCAAGTATATATGTTATGGAAAGGAATGGGATCTGATTGTGATGGATATACAATGGAAGAATTGATCTTTGTTGCATTAAATCATGATATAGGTAAAATGGGATTTCCTGGAGAAGGTAATGAAATATATATTCCTAATGATTCTGAGTGGCATAGAAAGAATCAAGGAAAGATGTATAAAATCAATCCTAACAATGATTTTAGCCTCGTAAATGACCTATCTATATATTTGTTGCAACATTATAATATCAGCATCACTTGGAACGAAATGCTAGGTATAAAATTGACAGATGGGCTATATGATGAAAGCAATAAACCATACTTTATGTCAAGGACAGCTGATTCTAAATTGAAAACTAATTTAGGATATGTAATGCATCAAGCAGATTGTATGGCAGCTAGAATTGAATTTGAAATGTGGTATAAAGATAAACCAGCATCACAAACACCAATTAAAAAACAATTTCCAAAGAAAGGATTATCAGATAGTAAATCATCGGTTAATGCACAAGAAATGTTTAAAGATTTATTTGGAGATAAATAATATGACCGGAACGATTATATTACTAATTGTTATTATAGCAATAGGCATACTAGGAAGGTATGCAGTAGCAGAAAGTCAGAGACTAGAACGACAAAAACGATTTATGAAAGACATGGAAAATTTTAATAAAAGAAATAAACAATGATAACAACAATAATAATATTATCAGTAGTATTAGCAATTTCATTATTTGTTAATATGAACCAGTTAAGAAAACAAGAAAACTTGTCTGAATATATAGAAGAACTTGAATCATCTAATGCAGAGTATTATACATTTTTTCAATCTTTAAAGACAAGAATAGGCGAATCAAATTCTAAATTAAAACAGCTTGATCGTATAGGGTCTTTTGAAGCCGATGATGAGACAGGGTTTGCATTCAATGAGTTAAAAGAAATGTATGATGAACTAAATAAAGGATTTTAATGGAAATACTTGATAAAATAGAAGGGAAGGATTTAAGCCCAGTAGATAAGTTCTACATATGGCATGCAGCAGAAATGAAGGACTTAGAAGAAAATGGTCCAAAAAAGCGTAGAGGAAGAAAGCCTAGTAAAAAACAATACTTCACATATATTACTGATCAAGCTATTATTGCTTATAATTTCGAACCAGAGTTTACAAAACGTAATAGAGTATTTTCTGAATACATCAATTATCCATTTAATAAATTAGTTGAAAATATATACTATACATTTAGATTTTCATATTTCGATGTACCATATGAAGATGTTAAAGCAGAGGTGGTTGCATTCTTAACAGAGAAGATAGGTAAGTTTAAAGAAGGTAAAGGTAAAGCATTTTCTTATTTTAGTATAGTTGCTAAAAATTACCTAATCATACAAAATAATGCAAACTATGCTAAAATGAAGCAACGGACAGATCTCTCTGGTGTAGATAATGCTAGAAATTTAACCGGCGAAGCTGCATTAAATGATTATCAAGAAAGTCTTAAAGATTTTACCGACCAATGGTGTAAGTGGTATGATGAAAATATGAATAAAATATTTACTAATAAGCGTGATATCATTGTAGCCGATACAATATTGGAATTGTTTCGTATGAGAGATAATATTGAAAACTTCAATAAAAAGGCTCTTTACATTCTTATAAGAGAAAGGACCGGACTTAAGACTCAAAACATTACTAAAGTTATTAATGTAATGAAACGAGATTTTGCAAAAATGTTATCGGTATATAATAAGTCCGGACATATCATAAGTGCGTATAATATTAAAGACCCTAATTAAGTAGTCCTTATATTTATATAAAAGGGCTAATATGAGTTCAGAATACGAATTATTCAAAGGTACTAATTTTTCTGATTTGATGCGTGATATATATCATAATTCAAAAAAGAAGTCGCGACAAATTGATTCACTGATTAAAAATCTAGAACCTATGATTAAGAATACAGGTGATGCAACAGTTGTTGTTCCTATGATAAAAGATTACTTAGAAGTATCTGTTAAAAATGATGATGCTTTGGTTAAACTAGCAGCAGTTGTACAGCGGCTAGTATCTGCTAGCAATAAAGATGATGATGGAAATGAATTCGGCTTGACTGAAGATGAGAGAGCTCGTTTATTAGAAGAAGCAGAGAATGAAATAAATAATATTAAGGCAGATAATATAGAGGTATCAAATGTCAGTAAAATTAGAAGTAGCCCAAGTATTACAGACTTGGGAACCGACACAATTCAAGAAGACTAAAGATCAATTTGGTTTAGATTTACCACCTGGCACAATTCGTGTACGTACTGGAGAAGCAGGTGGAGGTGGAGAAGAACGGTATGCATTTCCTGCCGACCCTAATAGAATGCCTATACCATTATATGGAGAGCAAGTTTTATTACTAAATCAACCTGATGGAAAAGGGACAGGTCGTGGTCAAGATATA